GTGGGCGCCCGCCGGTCGCCAACGGGATGCGCGGTGTGCTTCTGAGCGATGCGGTCCCGAGGCAGAACGTGAACTACAAGGGCGAGAAGCTGGGCGAGAGCGAGACGCAGCTAACCGGCTCCATCGCGTTCCCGGAAGACGAGATTGTCTCTCACGAGTACACGATGCTCCGCGCGCAGTTCGGGCGCGAGAAGCCGTTCTCGAGCCCCGAGGAACTCGCGCGCGAGACGGGGATCCACTCGTTCTCGATGGCGGGCAGTCTGTTCGACTTCGGCTACGCGATGACCGTCCACAAGATGCAGGGCTCGCAGTTCGACGACCTCGTCGTCGTCGCAGAGCGCCCGAGGCCGGTCAGCGACGAGGACTACCGCCGCTGGGCGTACACGGCCGTCACGCGCGCGGCCTCCAAGCTCACGGTGCTGCGATGAGCGCGCTTCTCACAGGGCCGCAACTGGCTGCGCTCTTCTTCCTCCGCGACGAGACCGCGCACGGTGGGGCCTACGTCGGCCACATGCGCCAGAAGCCGGCGACATTCAGCGTGTTGTACCGCTTTGGGCTCATCGCCAGCGACCGCTTGGGCATCTCCGGTGGGGGCTACGTGTTGATCACCGATCACGGGCGGCGTGCCATCGCGAATCTCCCGCGCCCTGTAAGGAGCCGGTCGTGATTGGGCGCCGAGGGTTCTTCACCGCCATCGGAGCGGCCGTCGTAGCGATCAAGGCGGCGCCGTCCGAGCAGCCTGTCGTCTTCTCTTCGCACGCCTGCATCCTGTGTGGGTTCGAGCGCGACCTCTCCCCCTGGGGGGGTGAGGGACGCCTTGTGATGCGCTGCGCCGACAAGTCTGGGTGCCAGGCGCGGCAGATCAATGCGCTGCTCGGGACGCGGACACTGTGGCAGGAGCGCACCGGCACCATCATGGCGAAAGGCAAGCGAACATGAGCGGGGACGGAGAAGAGAGAGTGCTTCGCCTGAGCGACGTACAGCGAGTTCTCGACGAGTACGAAGACTTGGCGGAGTCCTGGGGCGATGAGGCGGTCACGGAAGGCGCCATCGTTGAGGGCGGGCAGTGGATGCTTCACGCGACGGCCGCGCGTCGCATACGACGTGCGCTTTTCGAGCTTGCCGGTGCGACGGATCCGCGCGCCAAGGAGATGGACGTGAGGGAAGCCGCGTTTCGGGCCGCCTTGAAAGAAGTCGGGGAAGACCGATGATCGGCGATGGGGAAGAGAAGGTGCCGTGCGAGACGTGCGGTGTGCCTACGCCCATGACGGGCACCAAGCGCTGCGACTCGTGCTGGGAGGTCGAGAACCGTCTCGGCCCGTACATCGCGGCTGGGGGCGACGATGCGGCACGCTTCGTCGTTGCGGCTCTCGGCGGACGCGGGAAGTTCGTGGCCGATCGTGAGTTTGGCGTCGGCGTGCCGGGGCTCATCGCCGAGGAGTGCTACGCGCTCCGTGATCTGCTGATCTCGAAGAATCGGAAGTACAATAACTCGGCCCTAGACCCCGTCCGAATCTTCAGTAAGGCACCCCCGCACGAACAGATCCTCGTTCGACTCGACGACAAAATATCGCGGCTCAGAAGCGGCCAGCTCGACGACGACGAGGACGTGATCCAAGACCTCCTCGGTTACCTCATCCTGCTGCGCATCGCTCGGCGGCTCAACGCGGCGCAGGTCGCCGCTCAGCTCGACGAGTCGCTGGCGGGACCGGCGGGGAAGCCGTGAGCGCGAACCTGCCCGTCGTCGGCGTCGGCTCGACCGTCTGGATCTTCGACGAGAACCGCCGCGTGTACGCGAAGGGAGAGATGATGGCGGGGAAGCTGTGGCCGTCCGGGCCGCCTATCTGGCGCGAGCACTGGCGGCCGGTGACGATCACGGGCGAGACGCGAGTGTCGTGGCTCCTTGAGGGCTACTACGGGCGCAAGATCAGCAAGCGCGACCTCGCCGCCGGCACGGTGCGCGGCGTGCTCACGAGCGAGGCAGACCTCGACGCCGCCTGCTACGTGCACGAGCACGCCAGCAAGATCGGTGATCGTGTAGGGCGCATCTCAGGTGGTCAGAAGGCTGCGGAGGCGCTTCGGCAGATCGCCGCGCTGGTCGGGTACGACGACGGGGGGCGGCCTTGAGCGCGCAGCCCTTGAACGACGACGAGGTGCGCCTCCTGACGCTCTGGGAGACGGACTCGGAGATCCCGGCCTTCCGTGCCGGCTGGATCTACCGTCGAGACCACGGGCCTTTGACGCCTGCGCCCGGAGCACGCGCCTTCTTGGCCGATGGGCTCATCACCCTCGACCCCGCCGGCCAGAACGAGCGAGTCGCGTGGGAGCGCGGCTGGCTCGCCGCCGACGCGGTCTACAACCTTCTCGTGCAGGAAGAGGGCGCCGCGCCGCACCAGAAGTCGGAGAAGCTGGTTCCGCTGGGGCCGGGTTTCGATCCGCTGTGCCCTTCATGCGGTGCTCGTGGTCTTGTTTGGCGCCTCCGCAGCGTCGATGGGGCTCCGGTGGGGAGTTGCTGCGATTGCGATGATGGGATCGCGGGCTCGCCGGACGACGTCGCGTTGATCCGTTGGGTCGAATCTCGCGCTGCGCTCTTCGTGAGGCTGGAGAGCGCGTTGCGTCGGAACGGTGAGCTGGAAGACTTGGTGTGCAGCGCCGCCCCGCTGACGTGGGCTCACGGGGGCGTGGAAGAGGCTCACGAGTGGGAGAAGCGCGCCGCCGCTCTCGTGACCAAGAGGCAACCATGAGTGGCTTCCGCGTCTTCCAGCTCGACGACTCGCTGCTCTGGGCGATCACGGCGGGCTACTTCTCCCAGAAGTTGAACCAAGCGGTGCGAAGCGTGCCTGGCGTGCGCTGGGACGGGAAGCTCCGCGTGCACTGCGGCTACCCGGATGCGATCGAGCAGGTCGTCGCGAGGCTCCGCGAGATGGGGCTTCGATCCGACGACCCCCCTGAGAACAAGCGGAAGTGGAAGCACCTCCTCCCCGTCTCGTACGAGGGCGTGCGCGAGTACCAGAAGGAGGGGATCGACTTCCTCGTGGCGCTCGCGGGCTCGGGGGCGCTGCTCGCGGACGATATGGGCGTTGGAAAGTCGATCCAGGCCGTCAAGGCGGCACGCGCTCTCCGCCGCAAGACCGTCATCGTGTGCCCTGCGCACGTCCGGGGCGTGTGGGAGCGCCCTGCCGCGCCCAAGCTGGGCGACAAGGGCGGCGAGCTCGCCAAGTGGTGGCCGCAGGCTGGCGTCTTCAAGCCCTACGGCGTGAAGCCGTCGAAGATCCCAGATGGTGTCGACGTGGTCGTCGTCCACTACGACATCGTGCACGCCTGGGTCGAGGCCCTGCTCGCCTGGGCGGACGGTGACTTGACCGTTGTCTTCGACGAGGCGCACGTTCTCTTGAACGCCACGAGCCGACGGTCGAAGGCGTGCCACGCGCTCGCCGCAGCAGCTCGCGGACGGATCGCGCTGACCGGCACCCCGCCGACGGATCGGACCCGAGACCTTTACAACATCGTCGAGACGATCAGCCCAGGGCGGTTCGGGGAGTTCTTCCCGTTCGGGATCCGCTACTGCGACGCCCACAAGGTCGACGTGCCCGGCCCCGAGAACACGACCAAGGCCGTGTGGGACTTTTCGGGGAAGTCGAACTTGAAAGAGCTACGCCAGCGCCTCGACTGGTTCTGCCTCCGCCGCACCAAGCGCGAGGTGCTCAAGGAACTCCCCGCCCTCCAGCGCCAGATCATCGACGTCGAGGTCCCGGCGCAGAACCGTGTCAGCGTGACCGCGCGGATCGTCGGGGACAAGCGGCGCATGCGGGCGGCGCTCGACAGCGCAGCCGACGGCAAGTTCAAGAGCGTGCTCGCGCTCGTGCGCGAGCATCTCGAGGCCGGTATGCGGGTCGTCGTCGGGACCTACCGCCGAGCCGTCTGCGAGCGGATCGCCACTGTGCTCGCGGAGACGGCCCCGACCAAGTTCGTGCACGGCGGGGTTCCGATCACTCGGCGGCAGAAGATCATCGACGAACTCAAGCGCGTCGATGGGCCGTGCTGCCTCGTGGCGAACATCGACTGCGCCTCGACGGGCATCGACCTCACCTTCGCGGGGGTGGTCGTCATGGGCGAACTCGTCTGGGAGCCGCGCGACCTCGTCCAGTTCGAGGCGCGTGTGCACCGGTTCGGGGCTTCGACCTCCGAGCCCGTGATCGTCCAGTACGTCATCGCGCGTGGCACCGGGGACGAACTCATCCTCCAGGCGGTGCTCAACAAGCTGGACAACTTCTTGGATCTGGTCGAGACCGACGCGGGCGACGGGCTCAAGGAGTCGCTCAAGGGCAAGGACGACGGCCTCGCGCGTCTCGCGACGGCGCTGAAGAAGATGGGAAAGAGCGCAACATGAACGAGCACACGACTACGGACCGAGAGCAAGAGTTACTCGAAGCGAACACGCGGCTCGTCGAGGAGCGTCGCAGCGTCGATCTGCACGCGATGGTGCGGCAGTTCCACCGCGCGGGCGGCTACCCCGTCCGGCACAGCCCCGAGGTGCCGAGCGACGACGAACTCCGCTTCCGCTTCCGGCTCATCGCCGAGGAGTTCTTCGAGCAGTTCGACGCCTGCT